GTCATGCACTGGATGTGGAAGTGCTGACCTACACCTACACGTACTTGCGAAAGGCGATGTTCGATATCTTCTGGGAGGACGTGAAGAATCAGAAGGATCACTGGAAGTCGTTGAACTCGGCAAGCCGATACAACTACCGCTGGAACTTCTTTCTTGGCTGTGCTCACCGGCTGGTTGAGCGCGTAGAAGAACAGCGTTCACTGCGTCTGGCCACTGATAATAAGTGCACCGCGTTGGTGGTACAGCGGAAGGAGGCAGTGACCCAGTGGGTAAAGGAGAACATGCGGCTGAAGTATGGCCCAAGCCATATGCCGAAAGGCAATTACAATGCGGCAGTCCGTGGAAGAGCAGCCGGCAATCGCATTGCGTTGCGCGATGGATTGAAGGGAAGCTCGAAGAAGGTGAAGCAAATTCGGTGAAGAAAGGAGCACAGTGATGGACGCAGTTTACAAAGCCAAAGCCAAGCTGATACTCGGAGCGATTACCGACGTCATACTGGAGACGGTCAACGAAGCCGACCCGATGATAGGTGCGCCGTGCGGTCACATCTACGCGGCGCTCGCGTCATTCGGAATTCGTCTGGACCAGTATCAGGCGATAGAGTCGGCACTCATCAAGACGGGACAGGTGGTCAAGCGGAACCACTGTCTGTTCCCGGCCAAGCGTCGGTCAGTTCGCACGAAGCACGCAAAGGAGCACAGCGATGCCTAGGACAAAGCACAAGACAGCGAAGAAGACGGCGAAGCGCACAGTGCACAAGAAGTCGGTACGGAAGACGCACAATGCGCACATACCAGACGATGGCGGTTCCATGCCTGATTATCGGGTTGGCTCCGTACTGGGAAAGCCGGGTTGCTCCCGGGAAGTGGTTATCGCTAACATCATGCCCACCTACCTGTGGCCGGAGCAGAATGTTACGGTCGCTGCAATGGACACCGGGCGGACGGCGAAAACGACGCTGAAGGAACTGTGGTTCCTGGGCTACACGGTTGTCAGGGAGATGGACAAGGATTCCGTGAGTGGGCTGCTGGACGGCAAGAAAGTGGGACTCAGGAAGAAGGTACGACCGGGTGAGGACAAGGTAAAGCCGGGTTGGTGCCGGGACGGTAAGCGGGTATCCATCAACAATGCCGAGATACTGGAGGGCGAGAATCCAAACCTTCGCGGCGTAAAGGTCGCGATGAAGCGCAACAAAGTGGTGGGACTGAAGGCAGTGTGTCCGGAGTGCGGCCGCGTCTGCGACGTGTTCTGGCGCAAGAACCGGCAGGGTTACTTCCTTCAACAACACAAGCGAAAGGAGAACGGTAAAGCGGAGCGGAAGGTGAAGCGAACCAAGAGTGTGAGGAAGTCGAAGAGGACGAAGTCCAGGAGGACACGGTGATGACTACGACAGTTACATACTACATGGTGCAGTCACTGATAGGGATGGCGCTGGTTGCGGTGTCACTCATAGGGATGATGTTCCTGTGGGCGATTACTCAACCGGGTCAGCGTGACGAAGACGAGGATGAGTTGTATCTGGAGCCACTCGGCGTGGACGTGGACGATATGCCGGTGGACGTGGACTACGAGCGGGAAGCGGAGTCCAAGGAACTGGCGATCCAAGCGTGGCTGGATGTGAATGCTCAGGGTATGGAAGCACACACCATCGTGTTGAAGCTGTCCAACGCATTCGGTGTCTCGTTTGCCGAAGCAGCCTACTACACGCGGCAGTGGCTCACGTACGAAGTCGTAACTCGGCTGGAAAGGTTGGTGTAACACCATGTTGATATCACGATGGACAAGGACGTTCAGGCTTTCCAAGGTTACAAAGTGTGACATACCGGATGCACACTCTCTTCACAGGGAGGACACAGAGCCGGGTGCCCACTTGGAGTTCGACGATGGGCACGGAGACAAGACGTGCGTAGTGGTGGACGTGGACTGCGCTACTCGCTTGCGTGACCAGTTGTCGCAGCAGTTCCCGAACGGCACACGTAGCCACGTCGGGCACACTACGTATCACCTCAGTCAGGAAAACGCGCGACGGGCGCGATCGCTACTCACTGAGTTGGATATCTCGACAGACAATGGTCATCTGTTGATTGACCTGCTGGATCTCGTTGAGTTTGGTGGTCCGTCCGACCAGACAAGTCCACAGGCTGTACTGGACAGGTTGGTTCAGGTGAAGGGTGAAATCAGAAGAGTGCGTGGATACCACGCGGAAAGGAGCTGAAGCAATGTTCGGTAACTTTGCAAAGACAGTTATGCGGTGGCTGAAGCGGGACAAGGCACGGCGGGTGGAGCCGAAGCAGCGCAAGAACGTGGAACACGACCACCAAGGTGAAGTGGAGCGTGGGCCCAAGCATCAGAATCGTTACACCAACGGTTCGATACGCGGAGCAAAGGGCAGGATGCGGTCGGAACGCATGCGCCGGGGAACGCCGGGTGCCTATGACTGGTACGACCCGAACCCGGCGCTGCGTCCTCACAGCATGAGGGCACGTGCTGCAGCGAACCGGGCGAAGGGTAAGGTGGCCGCGTGAACGAGAAGATCACGACGCTGTCCAAGGCAGTACAGGTGATAGAAGCACTGGTACGGGACGCAAAGCCTAGCGTCCCCTTCCAGTTCAAGCAGGTGAAGGAGGGGCAGTACAATGCCCCTCTTTGCCTCCCGGAGCAGGAACCGTTCGGCTCCGTTGAAGTGAAGAACACAACACTGTGCAACATGCAGACGCTGCGTGCTGAGTTCCACGGACTGATGTCCAATGGCAAGCCGCAGCGGTTCTACTATCCGGACTTCACAGTAGCGGCTCATCAAATTACAAACATGGTACTGTCCGTGTTACTCGCGGCACAGCTAGGATTCACAAGGAAAGCGAAGGAGGTATAGTTACATGCCGGACAAGGAAGTAACGTGGTCAATCAAGCGATTCCCGAAGAGCGTCAAGGATATGTTCGTCGGGATGTGCAAGATGAAGGGTAAACGCACGGCTGAAGTGCTGGAGTACATCACACTTCGGTGGGTGCAGGAACAGAAGGCAAAGGACAAGACTCATGGCTAGAACGCAATGGACGGAGGGGCAGCAACTGAGCAAGAGCCGGGCAGTGATGGAGGATAGGGTTCAGTCTGTGCATCGACGGTCGGGATATCCGGTCGACGAGTTACGTTCCGTTGCGAATGAGACGTTCATGGCAGCGACACGACAATGGGACGGCTCAGCCGGTGGAGCCGCGTTCACTACTTACTTGTATCGCGCTTTGTCGCGACGCTTGTGGTATCACGTGAACCGGTTCCCACTAGCTGACGCGGAGGAACCTGACCTGAGTGTGTTTCCAAGCCAACGGCATGAGTGGAATCCGAACTGGACTGTCCACTTCCAGTCGTGGGTTCTGTCCCTGTCAAGTGAGGCAAGGTTCGTACTCTCGTTGATACTGTCCGCACCTACAGAAGCGTTCGGCGTCATGGCGCGGTCTCCTCGTGCTGTGCGCGGTGCGCTGAGCCGGTTCCTGCGACTGGAGCGAGGCTGGACGAAGCGCCGCATTACAGCAGTGTACAGTGAAATACGAAGTTCAATACGCGAGGAATTGTGAGGAGGCACACAGTGGCTGAAGAGAAAGTGTTAGTGATACTGGTACGGATACGCGGTCGCCCGATGATCCGGCTACGGTTTGATCCACGGTGCGGCCGCGTTCGCTTCGCTGTCAAGAGACTGTACGGCGCTTACCAGCGAGACGTGAATGGTACGCGGGTGTGGCACGCAGCGTTCTGTGAAGCGAACGTGAACACCATCGATGCGTGGCCCTTCCAGAAGCGCACAGGACGCGTCTACAAGTGTAAGGCGCGGCGGTTCCTAGGCCAAGGGAATGCGACTCCGCCACGGATACGTGAGCGTCCGGCAATTGTCCCTACAAAACGGGTGACCGGGTTGCGATTGCGACTGAGGCGCTACCAGCGTGTCGGCGTAGCTTTTCTGAAGGCAACCGGCGGTCGCTGTCTGCTAGCTGATGACATGGGGCTCGGGAAGACGCCACAGGTTCTGGCATGGATTCAACTGACCAAGCCGACGGAGCCTGTGGTGGTGGTGTGTCCGGCTACGGTCAAGATCCATTGGTCGCGGGAAGTGGTCAAGTGGACAACCGGCTACAGACCGCACGTAATCAACGGTGTGGTTCCGCCGAAGGAGTTCGCTCTGCAGGACTGGAGCCATACCGTGTTGATTATCAACTACGACATACTCTCGTCGTGGTGGAAAACGCTGCGGAAGGTGGCGCCGGGTGCTGTGGTGTTTGACGAGTGTCACAAGCTGAAGAATCGCGGTATCAAGCGTAGCAAGGCAGCGTATCACCTTGCCAAGAAGGTGCAGTCCGTGATCGGTCTGTCCGGTACGCCAGTGCCGAACCGTCCGTATGAGTTCTGGAACGTGATGCGTTTGATAGACCCGGCGCTCTTTCCAAACTTCAACGCGTACGCGCGACGTTTCTGTGACGCAAGGCACAACGGATTCAAGTGGGACTACAGTGGAGCAAGCCACACGGAGGAGCTGAACACCATACTGACAAAGACGCTCATGCTTCGCCGCACGAAGACGGAAGTACTCACTGAACTACCAGACAAGGAAAGGATCGTGGAGGCTGTTCCGCTCGAGAAACTGGCGAAGCGTGAGTACATGCACGCGGAGCGCGACTTCAGCGACTGGTTAGAGCGGAGCGGCTCCGGCACGAAGAGCAATGCGCTGACCCGGCTGAATACGTTGAAGCAACTCGCGGTGAAGGCAAAGCTACTAGCGTGTCTCGAGTGGATCGCGGACCTGCTGGAGACCGCCGGCAAGGTGGTGGTGTTCTGCCATCACAGAACCACAGTGAAGGCAGTGGAAGCTACCTTTCGTAGCCGGTGTGTATCAGTGTACGGTGGTGTCTCACAGAAGAAACGGCAGGAGGCGATAGACAAGTTCCAAACTGACAAGCGTACAAGCGTGTTTGTCGGGACGCTCGCTGCGGTGGAGGGGATTGACCTGACCGCTGCGTCGGTAGTGGTAATGCTGGAACTGTGGTGGACACCATCCGACCACGAGCAAGCCGAAGACCGCGTGTATCGGATGAACCAAAAAGCTGACGCTGTTCAGGTCTACTACCTGATTGCCGCGGAGACGGTGGAAGAAGACGTGATGGGAATGCTGGACGACAAGCGCGACGTGGTATCACAAGTAGTGGACGGTAAGGCAGCGGCGGAGGAAGCCATGCTGACCACGCTGCTGAAGCGTTACCGGATGCGGACCGGCGCGCAGACCGTATAACGTGGTTGGAAAGGAGCACAGTATGAGACGGAAGGGTAAAGCAATACGGACACGGTTCCCTCAGGTGCCGTTCCGGGTTCCGCTGGACAGGTCACAGTTGACGGAGATACTCATTGACCTGTTGAACATCTACCCGCTCCACGAAGAATGCTTGGATGCAATGCCCTACATCATGCAGCGGCAGGGCTGGGCCGACGAGGAAGCGACGGTCATACGTGGTGAAGCAGCCAGACGTTCAAACTGGAGGAACGTGAACTACATACGGGAGCGGGTGGAGAGCCTCGGCGTGGAAGCACACAAGATGGGTGGTGCCCGGCTGCGGTTACCCGCCGGCAAGGTGAAGATACCGAAGAAGAAACAGCGAGGTGACCCGCGCACACGTGGCAAGAGGCGACGGACGTGCTTCCTGTGTGAACAGAAGTACTACCCAAAGCAGATGCTGTACTCGGAGATATGGGGAGTGTTCGTGTGTATTTGGTGTACACGACTTGAAACGCAACGCAAACGAAAGTGGAGGGAAGAGCGTGACAGAAAAGAAGCACGGAGAAAGCAACGGCAGCAACGGCGGAAGTGGAGAGAGGCAAAGCAACGACAACGCAAACGCAAAGAATCTGCTGAACAGTCGCAAGCTGATGGAATACATGGACATGATGCGGGAGGCAGTAACTAAAGCGGATGGTTCGGAAGTGTTGGTTACCACCACACTGATCGGGAGCATAGCTGCAGATCCTCTGCACGTTGCAGTCATGTTTGCAAACAACCCGAACACGCTGAAGATGTTCCTTTGCCTTGCGCTTGTTGGTGTACGCGAAGCTGTCGGGTACAATCGGTTCGAGCAGATGGTGCGTGATCCTAATAAGCTGGTGGATCATTACACGCAACTGTGCAACAAGATAGAGAGAGACGTCATGGAAGGAGGTGACACTTGGCAGCAATGAAAGCGTGGACATACGATACATTCCCCAAGAACAGAACGGTCTACATCCGGCGGAAGTCACATGGTGGACCGGGTGGGGCAGCAGCGTTGGTGCTTGCGTTCTGTAGCGCAGGCGTGATGGTGATGGCGTCGGACAGGAAGACAGGCAAGGGAACAGCTACGTGGATCACGTGGACGGAACTGTTCCTGTCCTGTGAACAGCACAACGGAAAACCGTGTGCGGGAAAGTGATGAGTATGAAGTCCTTTGACCTGAGACGTTTCTGTGAAGACCACAACATCCCGTACTACACGACGGGATTCAAGCAGTGCAGCCACGGATGGGTTCAACTGGATTGTCCCTTTCCAAGCTGTACTGGCGGGGAAGGACCTCACCTTGGATGGCACGAGGAGAGTGGGGTCTTCAACTGCTGGCGCTGCGGTCGGCACAATGCGGTGGAAACAGTCGCGGCGCTGGGTGGTTTGACATTCGCTGAGGCGCGGGACGTGCTGAAGGAGTATGGCTGGATCCGCAGTGCTCCTGTGGCGCGTCGCCAGTCTGAACGGGTAACACCGGCCGAGTGTAAGCTTCCAGCCGGCACAGGTCCGCTCAAGAGGCTGCACCGGCGCTACCTGAAACGACGCGGGTTCCACCCCATGCGAGTAGCTCAACAATGGGGACTGCTGGCCACAGGCTCCACCGGCTCGTACAAGTACAGGATAGTGGCGCCTATCTTCTACGGAGACCAACTCGTGTCCTTCCAAGCGCGAGACGTGACCGGGCGCAGTCAGCTACGCTACAAGGCTTGCCGTAAGGAAGATGAAGTGCGCCCACACAAGCACTGTCTCTACGGCAGCTGGCTTGTACCGGGCGACACGGTAATCATCGTGGAAGGTATCACTGACGCGTGGAGGCTAGGTCCGGGTGCCGTCGCTACGTTCGGGTTGTCTTACACTACCGAACAGGTGGCGGAACTGGTCAAGTATCAACGACGCTACATACTGTTTGACATGGAACCGGCTGCACAGGTACAGGCTAGAAAGCTAAGCCGCATGCTCGGCCAGTTCGACGGAGTTACGGAGATCGTGGTGCTGGAAAGCGTCAAAGACCCAGCGGAGTTGACGGACAAGCAGGCGCAGACGGTTCGTCGCATGCTACTGGGACTGTGAACAATTCACGCTGTACTTCTGTGCGTGGAAGAGTGGGAAATCTGTGCTCGCCCACTCCAAGCGCACGGAAGGCAGCGTTTTGCGGAGGTAAGTATGGCAGTAAAAGAACTCGTGAAGCTACGCCTAATGGTCAGCGACAAGACCGGCAAAGTGTATCTGGAAAACGAGGACGGTCGTCGTTTGCTCATTCTCACTTCTCCTCAGGCGAGCGCATTATGCGAGGGCATACGGGCGCATGCATTATGCGCGAGCGGCCCTGCGCGCACACCGGCTCCCTTCGGTCGCCGGGTGAAGGCGACGGCGCGTACACGCGCACGTGCCGGCGCACGCGAGAGCATCGATGAAAAGATCATGTCATTCCCCACTACATGGTTAGAACTAGTGAATTGGTTCTACCAAGAACAGATGGCTCGTTGGCCACAATACGTGAAGTCACCCACAAAAGAGACCATCCGCTCTTCACTACGCTCCATAGACAGACTGATACGTATCGACGGATTCGGCTTCAAGAAAGACATACAGCCAACCATACGTTGGGTAGTGGACGACGACTTCTGGTCTCGGAATTGCCTGTCCCTCACTCAGCTGCGGAAGAAGTCGCGGAACGGACTGACCAAGTTTGCGAACATGAACCTGCGCCGTGGTGAGTCTGGTGGGGACGTCGAAGAAGTCAAGTGTCGTGCGCCCAAAACATACGACGTGCTGTCCAAGGTATACAAGGAAATCAGCGGAGCAAAAGTGTCACGTACTGAGCGCGTGAAGCTGTCGCGTATCGCGGAGGACTGGTCACACTACTGGAAGAGCCTACCGGGAGACAAGCAAGCGTCGTCTCCACGGAAAGGTGGGGTCAAGTACTTCCATCGAACTCCCATGTCGCTTGTGCGCGCGTTCGCGGATTACTTACGTGACAGGTTCGGTGACTACACGGATCTTTCCATGGGTGCGTTGGCCGTCACCAGCAAGGTAGGGAGACGTTTCATTGTGAAGGAGGAACGGAGATTGCAAGTGTCGTTCAAAACTGGGAGGAGGCTGTAGTTGAAGATAAAGCGGGAACGGGTGGATGCATCCATCGAACGGCGTATCCTTATCGGGATGATCACTAATACACAGTTCCTCGGGCGTATGGTGCCTCTGTTGAAGGAACTGTCTTTACTGGAGTTACCTTACGGGCGAACTGTCGCGCGTTGGTGCCTGTCACACTACAAGCGCTACAAGAAGGCACCGGGTCGCCACGTGCAGGACTTGTACAACGCGGCTATACGGCGCGGTATGCGTGAAGAAGAGGAGGAGCTCCTCGGTGAGTTTGTTGCGTCCCTGTCCAAGGAATACGCGCAAGGTGAGCTACTGAACGTGGACTACCTCACAGATGAAGCCAAGGAGTTTGTCAACGGTCGCGCAATCGCTATACTGATGGAAGACGTCGGCGCGGAACTCACTCACGGCAACACACGAGCAGCTGAAGCGCGGTTGTCCCTACACAAGAAGCTGGGTCCTCCGGACGTAGCCGGTGTGAATCCACTGCTGGACAAGGACGTAGTTATCGACGCTCTGGACAATGTAGAAGAGGATGATCTCATCAGCTTCCCGGGTGCGTTCGGTAAGCTATTGGAATCTCAGCTTGGAAGGGAGTCACTCATTGGAATACAGGCTCCGGAAAAGCGCGGGAAGACCATGCTCCTCATAGAATTCACAATCCGTGCACTTGCCGCGAGGCGCAACACCGTTTACCTATCCGTTGGTGACATGTCCCAGAAGCAAGTTACGCGCCGGTTCCACGCTCGAGTGAGTGGCAAGCACTGGCTGAGGAAGTACTGTGCTGACCTGCTCGTGCCGGTACTCGACTGCTGCTACAACCAAAAGAATACGTGTGAATTGAGTTGCCGTACATGTACAAAGGGACTGGACATCCACGTACCGGAAGACGACGACGAGAACGAGGAGAAGGACACGGACGAACAGTTTACACCGGAAGAACTCTTCGACAGTGCTCCACGCGGCTACACTCCTTGCTCCGTCTGTGCGGCGCGTGGACGGGACACGTTTGCCGGCGCGGTGTTCTACCGACTCCGTAAGCAGGTGGATCCTCTCACGTGGAGGGAAGGGTTGCGTAACGCGCGCAAGTTCCTGACGCGGTTCCGCGGACGTGACTTCAAACTCGAGTGCTACCCGAACGCGTCTGTGAACGTGAAGGACATCCGAGACCAGTTGGATATCTGGGAGGACGTGGAAGGTTTTGTGCCGGACGTAATTGTCCTTGACTACGCAGACAATCTTGGTCCGGAGGACAAGCGTAAGGAGTTCCGCCATCAACAGAACGAAACGTGGCAGATGCTACGTGCTCTGTCGATGGACAAGCACTGTTTGGTGGTAACCGCGTCTCAGGCCTCTATCGCGGCGCACAAGGCAGTCTCCCAGACAATGGAACACTTCAGCGAGGACAAGCGAAAGTATGCGCACACCACAGGTACGCTTGCCCTGAATCAGACTGGAGAGGAGAAGAAGCAAGGATTGTTGAGAGTAGGATGGTTGGTGTTGCGCGAGGGTCTGTATCACACTGACGAGGAGGTGACAATACTTCAGTGTCATCAGATTGGACGACCGTTGATAGCCTCGTATCACTGACCCGGCTGAAGGTTCGCATGATTCAGTGAGCCGCAAATCGTGTGAGCCAGTATAACGTAAGTGACGGCTCGTGGTGTAGGCCATAACATCAACAGAAAGGAGCATGTATCATGGCAACACTGAAAGCAGTAAAGGCAGCGGCGAAGGAACTCAATAAGGCTATGGGTCTGGAGCCTCCCATCGAAGGAGGCAAGACAGCCAAGTCTTGGTTGGAGGCCATCCGCGAAAACATCGAAGGGCAGCTGGAGGAAGGCGACGAGTTCAAGGACTCAACGGTTGCCATCCTTGAGGAAGCCGGTGTCGATGTCTCTCCGCTGAAGGGTGAGGAGGAGAGCGAAGCGGAGGACGAGGAAGAAGAGACCGCTGAAGACGACGAGGAAGACGAGGAAGCGGAGGACAAGGAAGACGACGAGGAAGAAGACGAGGAAGAAGACGAGGAAGAAGACGAAGACGAGGAAGGCGACGAAGACGAGGAAGGCGACGAGGACGAGGAGTCTGAGTTCAACGTCGGCGACGAGGTATCCTTCACTCACGACGAGGACGGGGATCTTGTCGGAACGGTAACGGCGGTCAGCGACGACGAGTTGACTGTCAACGCGGAGTACGACGGGGAAGAGTACGAGTACCCGGTTGACCCGCAGGAGGCTGAGAAAGTGGCGGCAAAGAAGAAGAGCACAGCGAAAGCAAAGAAGACGACGACGAAGAAAGCGACGAAGGACACCGGCACCAAGAAGACCACGAAGAAAGCGACAGCGAAGGCAAGCGTGGAGAAGAGCCGGTACGGCCACCGCGAGGGTTCGGTGGGCGCCATACTCGACGACCTGTTCGCCGAGGGTACGACGGCAGCAGCTGCTGTGAAAGCACTGAAGAAAGCCAAGAAGTGCACGGACTCGGCCGCGAACGGCCACTTCCGCGCTCACAAGAAACGTCTGGACCGGTTGGTGGGGATCACCGAGAAGGGCGACACGTTCAAAGCCAAGAAGAAATCGCTCTAATCCACGCAGTAACATGCTTGGACTAGGCTAGCAAATATCACGGAAGCCGGACTTGTTACACTATGCAGGTCCGGCTTTTCGTGCGTATTGGAGGGGACAGTGAAGACTGAACATGGAAACGCAATCGCGAGTATGCTCCAGCGTGTTTTCCTTGGTGGAAAGATCGAAGAGTGCCTGTTGGTCTTTGACGACGGCACAGCACACGTTGAAGCGATCGACCTGAGTAACACGGTATACCTCATGTGCGCGGTCGAAGTGCCGGACGCAAAGAAAGCCACACTTGGCATCGGCGACCTTGGTCTGCTGTGCAAGTATCTTGGTGACGCGGAGGGACCGGTGTCACTGGTGCCTAGCGAGTCACGCCTCACAGTCAAGCGCAGAGGACGTGGGATGATACGCTGTCAGCTACTGGAACCAAAGGAAGTACCGACCGCGTTGGAAAAACCGGGTGTCGCTGCCGAGAAGCTGTCGAAGGGCATACAGACTACGCTCACGCTGAAGGAGAGCAAGGTAGCTGATCTACTGTATCACATCAATCTCGTTCGCAGTAAGAGCGTGTTCCTCGGCGTAGCCGGTGGAACCGTGATGGCGCAGAGCAGCCCCAAAGACGCACAGCAGTTCAAGCTGACACTTGGCAAAGTAGAAGCTGACGATATGCGCACGGAAGTGTATGGAGAGTTCCTGACCGCCGTGCTGCAGGTGCTGACGTTCGGGGAGAAGGACGAGGCACCGGAACTCGGTCTGAGCGACGGCGGTCCCGTAGTGATAAGTCAGGGTGGACAGTTCCTTTGGGCGCTGACACCGGTGGCCAGCTGATGGGAATCAGTTCATTCACTGGTGGCCGACGTTCACGCGTAGAGCGGTTCGGCAAGGCAGCGAAGGGTAAGACCACCCAACGCGAGTTACGCGAACTGGAGGAACACCTACTGGAACCAGAGCCAATTCCGCGTTACACTGGTGAGCAACCACCTGTACAGGGAGTTGCGGCGCGAAGCGTGAAGCTGGTGTTCCCTACTGAACAAGCGACGGAACTGTTCCGCAAGTACTTCTCAGTGACACAGTACGTGGAGCAGTGCTGCTATCGCTTGGACATGCTAACTCTGTTCCTGGAAGCACTTGAAGAAGGGATGATCGTGTATGAGGACGAAGCGCAAATGTTCACTTTCGCTAAGCGAAGATATCGTAAGGGAAAGTCGCGCGTGGGTGGAAGGAAACGCCGGGTGTCAGTGCGGACCCGGCACAGGTAAGTACCTGTCCCCGCGGATCAGTTCGGAGATACCGGACTGTTCCATGCCGCTGACGTTCGACCAGTACAACTACTGTAGCCTTGGATGTCTGTACTGCTTCGCGTACTTCTTCAAGTCGAACAATCCCGCCATCCGGGAGATCACGTTGAAGTCCGTGAACGTGGACAAGATGATTGCTAACATGCAGGGACGCGGGACGAAGGGCGGTCTCGGCCGCGTGATGTACCGTCTCTTCTATGAGAACAAGTTCCTGCTGCACTGGGGTGGGTTGGCTGACCCGTTCTGCCAGTTTGAAGCAGCGAACCGCGATGGTCTCAAGTTGATAGACGCGCTGGGGGAGATGGACTATCCGTGTCTGTTCAGCTTCAAGGGAGGAACGGTATTCAAGAAGCAGTACCTCCGCACGTTCGAGCGATACGCGGATCAACAGAACTTCGCGTTCCAAGTGTCTATTATCACCGGCGACGACGAGAAAGCAAAGCTGGTGGAGATCGGTGTGCCGTCACCTTCCAAGCGCATTGAAGCCATCCGACGGCTGAGCGCGATGGGGTACTGGACAATCCTGCGACTGCGACCATACATCATCGGCATCAGCGAACACGGCATCGAAAGTTTACTGGAGCGTTCGCTTGAAGCCGGCATACGTGCGGTCTCCATGGAGTTCTTCGCTATGGACATGCGGTGTAACACTGGTATGCGGGAACGGTACGAGTGGATTGCGAAGCTGGTCGGCGTTGACGACCTGCAGTCCTACTTCAAACGGCTCAGTCCAAGCGAACGTGGCGGTTACATGAGACTGAACAGGTTGGTGAAGGAACAACACGTCAGGACAGTGTACGAGTTCTGTGTCGAGAACGATCTGGTATTTGCCTGCAGCGACCCTGACTTCAAGGAACTGAACATGAGCGGTTCCTGTTGCGGTATGCCGGACGACTTCCCTAACAACCGGGGAGTCGAGAACTGGACGCGGCATCAGCTTACGTTTCACCTGAAGGAGTGCCGGCGCAAGTATCACGAGACGGGTGAACCCCAGTACCTGACGTTCAACGAGGTATACCCGGACGACGTCCCATACCTGAACGAGGGAACACGCGCATACATGAACTTGGCTGTAGGTCTGTCCAGTCGCTGCGAAGCTGACCGGGCGAACCTTACGTTCCGCTTGCTACTACAGGAACAGTGGAACAACCTACGCAGTCCAGCGAATCCACGGAACTACTTCCATGGAAAGCTGTTACCGGTCGGATTGGACAACGACGGCAACTTGCGGTTCAGGTACGCACCATCCGAGTACGAGGAGCGCTGGTTGGATGAAGGTATTGTACTTAGTAGTAGGTGACATCGTCTGGTTGGGATGGCACAACTGGCGGGTGTCTATATGGAAACGTGACCCGGTGCGTGACGCGGCCGCACCATACAAGTGGGCGCTGCGGGTCGGTCCGCTCTGGGTAAGGAGGAAGCTGTGAAGGTAGGACTGTTGAGTTTACGGTGGTGTCAGTACGGAGGCTGGCCTACGTACAAGCGCCACATGCTACATGCACTGGAGGCAACGAAGGGCATCGACGTTCACTCGCTGAGCGTGGATAAGCCTGCCGGCGCGAGTAAGTGGGTTGACGTGCTGGAAAGCGCGGATCAGCTCGACGAGTACGACGTCGTTCACTTGGACAATGCCGTATGTGAAAAGACACCGGATCCCATACTGGAAACGTTGCGGTCACTGTCGCGGGAGCACAGGTTGGTGGTGACAATCCACGACCCTACGGAGATTCGCAAGAAGAAGACCCGGCGCTGGCTGTCTCTTATTTCGCGCACGGCTCTGTTCGTGTTCATCCGGGACAGTGTTGCCCGGGCAGACTGTTCGCAGTTCCTCCAGCATCGACAGGTGGTGCTGCATCCGTACAAGCGCGAGAGTGACGGGATACTGTCCGGTAACCGTGTGGTGGCAACCAGCCGGGTGGACTTCGACAAGAACACCAAGCTGATACTGGACGCGGACTGCGGAGTGGAGATACACACCGGCTACGTCAATCACATTTACGACTACGAAGAACTGGGCGGGATTCGCAAGATGGATTGTTACAAGGGCAGCTTCAAGACACCAGCCGATGTCTATCCCGGTGCGTGTGCGCTTGTGGACATGTCCACGATTCACATGGACGGAGGCGGCACGCAGTACACGTTCCTTGAAGCAATGGACTACGGTCTCACGCTCATCTGCAACGCGGGATGGGCGACAGGTTCCAAGGATGAACTGAAGCCGGGGGATCATTACATCGCGGTCTCCACAGCCAAGGAACTGCGGCAGGCTGTGCGCCGGGCACGTAAGGACTGGGAAGACACGGACAACGGACCTCGGTACGAGAGTATCCTGCATGCCCACTCACACCGTCGCATCGGGAAAACGTATAAGTCCCTGTTCCAGTCCTGGCAGGACGGCTCAGCATCCGTTCAGGACGCCTCAGGAAACACTGGTATCAACCGTTGGCTGTGAGGTGAACAATGCCATTACCGAACAACATCCAAGTGGAACTTGTACAGGGATGCAACCGGTGCTGTGACTTCTGTGGAATTCACTCGCTGGGAAAGCAGGCGCGGAAGCCGAAGTTGATGCCGCTGGAACTAGTAACTGAGTTGGCTGTAGGGCTGGGGAAGTGGAAGGGATTTGACCGGAAGCGGGTGGAGTTCGCTATGCACGGAGAGCCTACGCTGTTCCACAATCTTGCGATGCCGATTATTGCGTTCCGGGCAAACTTACCGCAGGCCCAACTCCAACTGACCAGTAACGGTATTGTGCCGCGTAAGTGTGGCGCCGGGTATGTAGCGCAACTGTTCGCGGATGGGCTGAACATACTGATCCTGGACATGTACTCACACCAGGAAGAGACGGTGGAACTGGCGAAAGAAGCCAAGGCAATCGACAACACAATACAGGTCTATGACTACTACCGGCACAGCTTCAATCCCTATCACTACCACAACCAGCACGTGCGCGTGATTGTGCTGATGCGGAACCTTGGAGCGGAGTCCGGTAAACGCGCTGCGCGCAAGATACTGAACCACGCAGGCAACGCGAACGCCAAAGTACTGAAGCACAAGTATGGTGTGGAGCCACTGCGTGCACCACTTCAGAAGAAGTGTTCGCGCCCCTTCCGCGAGATCGTCGTGCACCACGACGGAACGATCCCGGTATGCTGTCTGGACTGGAGACACGAGTGCATCATGGGGTCATTCCCGACCAGCGGCTCACTCGAAGAGATCTGGAACGGTGAACTTTTCGGCGCAGCGCGTAAGCTACTGTCTTCAGGTAACCGGTCATTCGTGCCTTGCTATCGCTGTGACTACAACGGAGGGTTCCGTCTTGGTCTGTTACCAGAACCATGGCCGC